GCTGATGGATGTTGATTCCATTGGTTCCGACAAAGGTGCTGATGAAGTCTCTCGTGACTACCTCGCATAAATAAACTTAGGGGGCTGCTTTAGGGTGGCCCCTTACTAGATTTAAATGATACTAAAAGCTAAAAATAAACTAATTACTTGGGATATTAGGCAGTATAACTTAGATGAAGTATACTGGCATATGGATGAAGCTGCTCTTTTAGATAGAAACTTTTTAGCAGCAATAAAAAAATCTTTAGATAATAGAGGTATGCTTTGGCCCCCTATAGTATGGACACAAGACACTTTTATGATTTATTGGAATGAACAACCCCATAGACAAGACCCTAATAAAGAATTTGAAACAGACTTTAAATATAGATGTGCCATAGGAAACAATAGATTTAATTATGCTAAAGAAAATGGTTATTCTTCTATAGAGTGTGTTTTTGTAAAAACATGGCAACAAAAAGATGAAGTATTAAAAACGACTAAGATGGATTACTGTGTGGACTTTTAGGAAAAAATAATGGCTGGTATTAACTTTAGGACTGAATCAACTTTTTTAGACGTAACAGCTACGTCTGCTAGTACCTCTGGCAGTCCTAATAATGCTAATACTTTATTTACGTGTCCTGCCAGCCATGAAGCTGAAATAGTTTTACTTATGGTAGCTAATGAAGGTTCATCTACTGCTAACATAGCAATACAAATATTTCATGCAGATGACAGCACTTTTCATTTTTTTGTAGGAAACGAATCTATAGCTGGAAACTCTCACGAACATTACATTTCAAGTGGTCCTTTGTTTTTACATGAAGGTGATAAAGTATTAGTATTTAAACATAGTGGTTCTTCTTCTTTTGATGTTACACTATCTGCACGTTTGTATTACACTCCTGCAAGACGGACATGACGAAACGGAAAGTAAAATGAGTAAAAGACAACTTACAGAAAAACAACAGGCTTTCATGGCAGTGCTCTTTGAAGAGGCTGGTGGTGATGTAGTTGTCGCTAAACGTTTAGCTGGGTATAGTGATAACTCACCAACTACTACAATAGTGGAAGCTTTAAAAGATGAAATATTTGAGGCAACTAAGTCGTACATGTCAAGGATTGGTCCTAAGGCTGCAATTGCATATGCCAGTGCTCTGGACGATCCTACCCAGCTAGGTGTTAAAGAAAAGATGTTAGCTGCAGGTCAGATACTTGATCGTGCAGGTGTAGTTAAAACGGAGAGGGTAGCAGTAGAATCAACGGGTGGTTTGTTCATACTGCCACCTAAGAACGCTGATGATGCTGAGGATTCGTAAAGAAAGACCTCTTCAGAACGAATACTGGATGCTGCCTAAATTACCGTACAAGGTAAAGGTATGGTTACGCATCCCAAGAATAAGTAGATACGTTCCGTTTGGTTACGAGATAGACCCTGAAGATGACGAGTGGTTAAACCCCATACCAAAGGAGTTAGAGCTTTTAGAGTTAGCTAAGAAACACCTGAAGCAGTATAGTCTACGCCAAGTTGCAGCTTGGTTGACTACACAGTCAGGCAGAGAGATAACTCACGATGGCTTGAGAAAACGTATAGATGTCGAAAGAAAAAGAAAGCACCTTACTTCAATTAAACGTGAGTACGCCAGAAGGCTCCAGAAGACGCTACAACAGATCGAAGCGCTCGAAAAAAACTACACAGGAACCTACACCTACGACGAAGACGACGACACCGACGAAAGCTGCGAAGCCAGCCACAGTCAAGCCTCCTGAGTATGACGTTGAAGAAGTACAGAACATTGTCTTTAGGCCTAACCCTGGTCCACAGACGCAATACCTAGCCTCAAGTGAACGTGAAGTTTTATATGGTGGAGCAGCAGGTGGTGGTAAGTCATATGCAACACTAGCTGATCCATTACGTAACATGAACAATCCAGACTTCAGTGGTCTACTTGTTCGACACACAACAGAAGAACTTAGGGAACTCATACAGAAAAGCCAAGAGTTGTACCCTAAAGCTATACCGGGAATAAAGTGGTCTGAGCGTAAGTCGCAATGGACTACACCAAGAGGCGGCACACTCTGGATGTCGTACTTGGACAGAGATACAGACGTTATGCGCTACCAAGGTCAGGCGTTTAACTACGTAGCATTTGACGAACTTACTCAGTGGTCTTCTAGTTTTGCGTGGGATTACATGAGATCACGTCTACGTAGTGCAAACAAAGACTTAGGTTTGTACATGCGAGCTACTACAAACCCAGGTGGGATTGGACATGCTTGGGTTAAGAAGATGTTCATTGACCCAGCGCCACCTAATACGGCTTTCTGGGCAACGGACATAGAGTCTGGTGAGGTATTACGCTTCCCAACAGGTCATAGTAAAGCTGGTCAACCCCTGTTCAAGCGAAGGTTTATACCCGCCAGCCTCTTCGATAATCCGTACTTAGCTGAAAGTGGTGACTACGAAGCTATGCTTTTGTCACTACCTGAGCATCAACGTAAGCAACTACTAGAAGGTAATTGGGATGTAAACGAGGGAGCAGCGTTCCCTGAGTTTAACAGACAGGTACACGTAGTAGAACCTTACAAGATACCTAAGAGTTGGACTAAGTTCAGAGCTTGCGACTACGGCTACGGTAGCTTTACAGGTGTTGTTTGGTTTGCAGTTACACCAACAGAGCAGCTTGTAGTTTATAGAGAGTTGTATTGCTCTAAGGTTACAGCTACTGACTTAGCTGACTTGGTACTTGACGCTGAAGCGGATGATGGTAGCATAAGGTACGGCGTGTTGGATAGCTCCCTGTGGCACAAGAGAGGTGACACTGGCCCTTCCTTGGCAGAGCAAATGAACGCAAAGGGATGTAGGTGGAGGCCTTCAGATCGTTCAAGAGGCTCAAGGGTGGCAGGTAAAAATGAGCTTCACCGCCGCTTGCAAGTTGATGAGTACACTGAGGAGCCAAGGCTAGTGTTCTTTTCAACTTGTACTAACTGTGTAGCACAGATACCTGGTATACCTTTGGATAAAAGAAATCCAGAAGATGTAGATACCAATGCTGAAGATCACTTGTACGATGCTATCAGATACGGTATAATGACAAGACCTAGAAGTTCTTTGTGGGATTTTAATCCTAGAACACATAATGCAGGTTTTCAAGCTGCAGACTCAACCTTTGGATATTAGTTAAATGGCAGAAGAAGATATTGTAAACGAACAAGGCGAACTGTTTGAGACAGATGATGTAGCTGTTATTCAAGACGGGGATGACTTGGATGTGCCTAGCGTAGTGTCTTACGTAGAGTCACGCTTCAATCGTGCAGAAGATGCAAGATACGCAGATGAAAACAGGTGGCTTCGTGCTTACCGTAACTACAGAGGTATATACGGAAGTGATGTACAGTTTACTGAAACTGAGAAATCTAGGATTTTTGTCAAGGTTACTAAGACTAAGACGTTGGCGGCTTACGGTCAAATCGTAGACGTACTCTTTGGTAGCTCACGGTTTCCACTTACAGTAAACCCTACAACTTTACCTGAGGGTGTGGCTGAGTCTATGCATATCAGCATGAACCCCCAGACAGAACAAGCTATGGACCCTTTACGTGGGGCTTTTGAAGAAGAACCTAAAGTTAAGTTCTTGTTTGATCCTGATGAGAAACTAAAGCCCGGCGAGACAATGTATGACCGTATGAAACGTATGGGTCCACTACAGAAAAAACTTGAGGCTGTAAGCGATAAGGTTATTGAAGGTCCAGGCACTACACAAGATACAGTTACTTTCCATCCTGCTATGGTAGCAGCTAAGAAGATGGAAAAGAAAATACATGATCAGTTGGAAGAGAGCGGAGCTAATAAACAGCTTCGCCTTACTTCTTTTGAGATGGCGTTGTTTGGCACGGGTATTATGAAGGGTCCGTTTGCTATTGACAAAGAGTACCCTAACTGGAACGAAGATGGTGACTACGATCCTACGATCAAGACCGTACCATCTACAAGCCATGTGTCCGTGTGGAACTTCTATCCTGACCCTGATGCGTACAATATGGATGAAGCAGAGTACGTCATTGAGCGTCACCGTATGACACGTTCTCAGATGCGTGGCTTAAAGTCACGTCCTTTCTTCAGGAAAGAGTCTATTGATAAAGCTATTCAGACAGGTGAGTCCTACGATAAGAAGTATTGGGAACACGACATGGCGGATGACTATCAACAGTCAGGCTCTCCTGAACGTTATGAAGTCCTAGAGTTTTGGGGCTACGTTGATACGGATGTTCTAGAAGATAACGGTGTACGCATTCCTCGTGAACTTAAAAACGCAGAACAAGTAAACGTAAACGTTTGGACTTGTAACAACGAAGTTCTACGTTTAGTGCTAAACCCATTTAAGCCTACACGTATTCCTTACTACGCTGTGCCTTACGAGCTTAACCCGTACAGCTTCTTCGGGGTAGGTATTGCAGAGAACATGGACGATACGCAGACTTTGATGAATGGCTTCATGCGTATGGCTATTGACAACGCTGCACTGTCAGGTAATCTTATCATTGAAGTAGATGAGACTAACCTAGTACCAGGTCAAGACTTATCTGTGTACCCCGGAAAGATATTCAGACGCCAAGGTGGTGCTCCGGGGCAAGGTATCTTCGGTACTAAGTTCCCTAATGTAGCCAACGAGAATATGCAACTATTTGATAAAGCGAGGGTTTTGGCTGATGAGAGTACAGGTTTCCCATCGTTTGCACACGGGCAGACAGGTGTTTCAGGAGTGGGAAGGACTGCTTCTGGGATTAGTATGCTTATGTCTGCAGCTAACGGCTCTATACGAAATGTTGTAAAGAACGTAGATGACTATCTTATTGGTCCTCTTGGTAAAGCGTTCTTTGCGTTTAATATGCAGTTTGACTTCGACAAAGAGATAAAAGGTGATCTAGAAGTTAAGGCATCAGGTACAGAAAGCTTGATGGCTAACGAAGTACGTTCACAACGTTTGATGCAGTTCATGGGTGTAGCTTCTAACCCAGCGCTTATGCCGTTTGTTAAGAGTGACTATATCATACGTGAGATTGCTAAGAGCATGGACCTTGATCCTGATAAGGTGACTAACTCTTTGGGTGACGCAGCTATCCAAGCTGAGATCCTCAAGAAGTTTACTACACCACCTGAACCCCCAGCAGGTGCAGTACAAGGTCCACCTCCACCTCCTTCACCAGGAGCAGCGCCAGAGCAAGCAGGAGTTGGCGTAGCTGACACTACAGGCGCTGGGGGTGGTAACATAGGTACAGGTACAGTACCTACTCCAGGTGAGCAAGGGTTTACTGGTACATGACAATAAAGAAGCTAGTAAACGATAAGCCTCTATGGGATAGCTTTCTAGAGGTAATCAATAATAAGATTGCAGTAGCGCAACGTAGGTTAGAGCAAGAGACAACTATGGAAGGTATGTACCGTGCTCAAGGTGAGATTGCTGCACTACGCAGATTAACTTATTTACGGGATGAGATGAATGCCTGAAAGAGATTATGGTTTAGGTGGGCGTGAAGCCCGTGAAGCTTACGATTCAGCAAAAGCTTACGCAGAATCACAGGCTGCTGCTGGAAGAGATGATCCACCACCCACTAGACCAAGAGCTAGGCCTGAAAGTAAAGACACAAGTGAATCACCTACTATATCTATTGTAGATGCAGATACAGATGAGACAGTAGCTAATTGGGATGTAAATAGTGGAGATGTTACTTTTTCAGGTGATAGTTCATTAAGTGAAACAACACAGCAAAGAAAAAAATCTAAATCTGGTTTATCTATTTCAGAACCTAAGATAAACATTGGTCCTTTAGAAATAAAAGAAAGAGATGCAAAGCTAGATGTCTCTATGGATTGGTCTAACGTTTTTGATAACCTACTAAAAGATGCAATGCCAAGAGGCGTAGACTTAAATAGATTTAAGACATCTTGGGATGGTGAAACAATAAAGATACTTGATGTAGGTATGAGCTTTGCAGAGGGTGGTAAAGTGAGCGATAAAGCACAACTAGAAATGGAACTCATTATGAACGAGCAGGTAGATCCTGTAAGTGGCAACACTGCTCCTATAGGTGCTAAACCTGAAGAGGTTCGTGATGATGTAGAGATTAGGGTTAGTCCGGGTGAGTATGTAATAAATGCACAAACGGTAAGATACTTTGGAGAGGGTTTTTTTGATGAACTACAAAAATCTGCAGCAGAAGGTTTTGAACGTATTAAGGAAGGTGAAGAGCTACCTTTCAGAGATGATGAACTCGATATTGAAGATGATGAGACTGAAGAAGTAGAACCAGAAGGTTTTGCATATGGTGGACGTGTTAAGGGTTACGCTGAAGGAGATCTAGTAGTACCTGAACCTGTAGGTGGTGGCTACGGTCAGTACGGCGGTACTGGTGCTATGTTTACAGGATACCAGAGTAAAACATTTATAAACGATGAAACAGGTCAAAAGAAAATATTCTTCTTCTTTAATGGTAGGCCTTTAAGTAGGATACCTGCTGGCTTTCGTGAGATGGGTGAAACACCTGTAGAAGAGAAACAAAAAGCAGAAGAAGTTATTTTAGAAAAAAAAGAAGATAGACGTGAATTAGGTTATGAACTAAAAACAAGCTATAATGAAAAAGACGTAAAGGAATGGTCTGATTACGATTACGGTCAAAACTATAAAGACATGTTAGATATAATAGAGTCTGGTAAAGATATTAGAGATCTTACATTAGCAGAACAAGCTGTTCTTGGTGTTGTTGGTACGGGTATTACAGGTAGTCCTCTAGGTGGATTAGCTTTATCTAGATTGGCAAAGAACAGTAAAAGAGACAGAGCCGTTGAAATTTTTAATCAAACGCAAGGACTTATAAATAAAGGCGAATTTAGTGATCCTATATTTGAAAAAACAGTTAGATATACTAACTATATGATAGGAAAACAATTAGGCTTTTTAGATGAAGACGCAGTAGAACCAGAAAAACCTGATGTGTCATTACTTAGTAGATACGCAGGTAAAGATAAACCTACGTCTGGCTTAGATTTTAATCCTTCTACTTCTGTATTTGAAACACAGTATGATAGAGACGAAGCATTAAGTGGAACTTTTGGATCAAAAGCAGCTTATTTAGCTTCACAAGAAATACATAGTCAGGGCTTACGAGCAAAAGGTTTACCAGACACATCATACTTTGGTACTAATCAAGATTTAGTTACAACTGTAAAGAACCTAGCTACGTATGGAACCGTACACACACCTGAACAGGCTGCTGCTGTTTCTACACCAGAACCTACACCAGCACCAGCACCAGTAGTTAAAAAAGACGATGGTAAAAAAGCACATAAAGCGGCACATAAAGCTTTTGTAGAAAAACAACAAAAAATGTCAGAGGCTAAATCAAAAGTAGAAAAAGCAGCAAAAAAAGATCCAAGCGCAGGTATTTATACAGGTGGAGGTCGATCTGGAGGGTTTAATAAAGGCGGCTTAATAGAAAGACCAAACAGATAACAACGATAAGGCTACCCAGCTACGGCTGGCCCCATATAAGAAAGGATACAGTATGCCTGAACTAGCAGAAGTAGAAACCCCAAAGACAGCAGGTTTCGTAAACCCAAAGAAATCTACACCCCTAGAAGAAAAGATTAAACGAGAGGAAGAAGAACTACAAGCTTTAATGAAAGCTAGAACTGAAGAGATTGAAGATAAAGCAGAAGAGCAAGAAGCTAAACCTGCAAAAGAACCTGAGGAAGAAGATCTATCAGGTGAAGAACGTACCTACAAGAAACGCTACAGTGATCTACGTAATCACTTAAACAAGCAAGCTGAAGAACTAAAACAACTTAAAGCTCAGCTTGAAACAGCACAAAAGACAGGCAAGGTACGTGCTCCTACTTCAGACGAAAGCATTGAAGCTTGGGCAGCTAAGTATCCTGAGATTGCTGGCATAGTTGAAACTATCGCTGAAAAAAAAGCGCAAGAGAAGTTTAGCTATGCAGATGAGCGTCTAAAAGAGATTGACAAGATCAACGAGAAAGCCCAGCGCACAAAAGCTGAGAATGAAATCCGTGCTATGCACAGCGACTTCGATGATCTACGTGCAAGTGATGACTTCCACGATTGGGCTGGTGAACAACCTAAGTGGGTACAAGACGCACTATATGAAAATCAAGATGATCCACAATCAGTGATCCGTGTGATTGACCTATATAAGGTTGACAAAGGTATGGACACTAAGGGTCAACGAAAGAGTACTAGAGATGCAGCATCTGCTGTTAAAACAAAACGTACCTCAAAACCAGACGGTGAGGGTGTATCTGGGCAACTACGTGAATCAGATGTTCAACGTATGAGTGCCTCAGAATACGAGCAACGTTCAGATGAAATCATGGAAGCTATCCGTAGTGGTAAGTTTGTCTATGATGTTTCTGGTGGTGCGAGGTAAATAAGGTATTGACATTACACAAACTCTATGTTATAACTGTGTATGTTAATAAAGCATAGGTATACCCTGTTAGACGTTTCAGCTACTATGCCTATGCTTTCGACTAAGCGAAGACAAATACGTTAAGACTTACCTGTTCTATTATAGGCCCGACAGACTTTAAGCTAGGCCAAGCTTTTTTGAAGTCGCACCCTAGAACGATCAGCCTCTTATCTGATGTTACAGCTTATAAATCTAAATAAGCCTAACTATCTATGGAGGATTATATCATGGCTTTCGCAACAGCGTCAGGTTATGGTAATTTACCCAACGGTAATTTTAGCCCCGTAATCTACAGTAAACAGGTACAGCTTGCCTTCCGCAAGTCCTCTATTGTAGAAGCAATCACAAACTCTGATTATTTCGGAGAGATTGCTAACATGGGTGATTCCGTGAAAATTATCAAAGAACCTGAAATCACCGTGAAGTCGTATGCCCGTGGCACGACTATCACACCACAAGACCTTGACGATGAAGATTTTTCTTTGACCGTTGACAAAGCAAACTACTTTGCCTTCAAGGTTGACGATATTGAAGAAGCTCACTCACATGTGAACTTCCAAAGTATCGCATCTGATCGTGCAGCTTATCGTTTGGCTGACCAGTTTGACCAAGATGTTCTTGGTTACATGGCTGGCTTCAAGCAAACAGCTATTCACGGTAAACCTAACACAGCTAACACTACCGTAAATGGTACTAAAGCTGTAACGACTGCTGGTTCTGATGAACTGCTTTCAAGCATGAAGCTAGACGCTTCTGACTTTAATGCTGGTACTGGTGGTAACTCTATCGTTGTCAAGCCTCGTACAGGTGCAGACACGTTGAACACCACTGCAGCTAATGCGACACCAATGCAAGTTATTGCACGTATGTCACGTAAGCTGGACCAACAGAATGTTTCTACTAATGATCGTTGGCTCGTAATTGACCCAGTGTTTGCTGAACTTCTGAAAGACGAAGACTCACGTCTTCTGAACGCAGACTTCGGTGGATCAGGGTTGCAGAATGGGTTGATCTTCAACAACATTCACGGCTTTAAAGTCTACATGTCTAACAACCTTCCTGAAGTAGGTGACGGTCCAACCTCAACCACATCTTCAGGTTCTACGCACTACGGTGTGTTGCTTGCTGGACATTCATCTGCAGCAGCTACTGCTGAGCAAATTAACAAGACAGAAACATATCGTGACCCTGACAGCTTTGCTGACATCGTTCGTGGTATGCACCTATACGGTCGCAAAATCTTGCGCCCTGAAGCTCTTGTTAATGCAATCTATACGTCTGGTCTATAAGGGGAGGAATGAGATATGGCACTTGGTGATAATACTCTTGCTTCCGCTCGTGGCGTTTCGCAGCGAGGACGCAACCCTTATATGGTACAAACTACATTGAACTGGGCTACAGCTTTGTCAGACAAAGGTGGTGCTCTTGCAGCAACCGATATTGTTCCTGTCATTGCTGTACCAAAAGGTACAATGATTTTGAATGCAGGTATTGAAGTAGTTACGGCTACTGATGGTTCAACTTTTACTGTTAATCTTGGCACAGGAGTTGACCCTGACGTATTTGCTGCTACTTTTGATGCAACATCTGCGGCTGGTGTTCTTTCACAGAACCCTGCAGCTTATCAGCCAGTAATGGCTGTAGCTGATGACAACATTGATGTTGTTATTGCTGCTCTT